ATGCTCGGTTGGTTCAAGCCGGAAACGAAGGCCTCGGCGGCCGGTCACCTGTCGGGTGGCGGGACGGTCGCGGGGCGGGTGCGCGCATGGGGCGCCGGCGGCCGCGTCGTGTGGGGGCCGCGCGACACCGGCAGCCTCGTCCGGCAGGGGTTCCTCGCGAACCCGGTCGCCTTCCGGGCGGTGAAGATGGTGGCCGAGACCGCCGCGGCGCTCCCGGTGACGCTGCAGCGCGACGGGCAGAGGCAGGAGGAGCATCCGATCCTCGCGCTGCTCGGACGGCCGAACGGGGCGCAGGGACGGGCCGAGTGGCTCGAGGCGCTCTACGGGCAGCTCCTGCTGAGCGGGGACGCGTATGCCGAAGCGGTCGGGGGACCCGGCGTGCCGCGCGAGCTCCACGTCCTGCGTTCGGACCGTATGAGCGTCGTGCCGGGGCCGGACGGCTGGCCGGTGGCCTACGACTACACGGTCGGGGCCAAGAGCCACCGCTTCGCCGTGGGCGAGACGAGCCCGGTGTGCCACGTCCGCAGCTTCCACCCTCTCGACGACCATCACGGCCTGTCCCCGATGCGCGCGGCGGGCGGCGCGATCGAGGTGCACAACGCGGCCTCCGCCTGGTCGAAGGGCCTTCTCGACAACGCGGCCCGGCCCTCGGGCGCGATCGTCCACAGCGGCGAGGACGGCCTGAGCCCGGAGCAGTTCGACGCGCTGGCGGCGGAGATCGAGGCGCATCACCAGGGAGCCCGCAACGCGGGGCGGCCGATGCTGCTCGACGGCGGGCTCGACTGGAAACCGATGGGGTTCAGCCCCTCGGACATGGAGTTCCACCGGACCAAGGAGGCCGCCGCGCGCGAGATCGCGACGGCCTTCGGCGTCCCGCCGATGATGCTGGGCGTGCCGGGCGAGGCGACCTACGCGAACTACGCGGAGGCGAACCGCGCCTTCTTCCGGCTCACGGTGCTGCCGCTGGCGGGGAAGGTGCTCGGCGCGCTGGGGCACTGGCTCTCGCAGCATGCGGGCGAGGCGCTCGAGTTCGGCGTCGACCTCGACGCGGTGCCGGCGCTCTCCGCCGAGCGGGATGCGCGGTGGGCGCGGATCGCGGCCGCGGAGTTCCTGACCGACGACGAGAAGCGGCGGCTGCTGGGGCTGTCGGGATGAGCACGGCCCGGGTCGGGGGATCGCGGTTCCTCTACGACCCGTTCGACGCGGCGTCGGCCCGCATCGAGGCGAACGAGCGGGTCCACCAGGAAAGGTGGGCCAGCCTCGAGCGGCGCCTCGACGGGATCGAGGTGGGGCTCGAACGGATGGAGCGGCGCCTGTGGCTCGCCGTCTTCGGCGTCGTCGGCGTGGTGCTGGCGGAAGGGGTCAGGGAGCTGATCCTTCTCAACTGAGGAGTCTGGTCGATGATGGAGACCAAGGACGCGGGCGGCGTGCAGCCTCCGCGGCTTGAGGCGTGCGGCCGGCGCGTGGCGGGCTACGCCTCGCTGTTCGGCGTGGAGGACCGCGGCGGCGACGTCGTCGCTCCGGGCGCCTATTGCGACGGTCTTGCCCGGGCCGCCGCCGAGGGGCGGCGCATCAAGATGCTCTGGCAGCACGAGGCGTCGGAGGTGATCGGCGTCTGGGAGGTGCTCCGGGAGGACGCGAAGGGCCTCTGGGTCGAGGGCCGGCTCCTCGAGGGCGTCGGGCGCGGCCGCGAGGCGGCCGCCCTGCTGGCCGAGGGCGCGCTCGACGGGCTCTCGATCGGCTACACGGTGAAGCGGGCGGGACGCGACGGCCAGGGCCGCCGCGTGCTGCACGAGGTGGAGCTTTGGGAGGTGTCGCTCGTGACCTTCCCGATGCTGCCCTCCGCGCGGGTGGCGGCGAAGGCCGCGCCGCTGCGGGAGGTTGCGCGCGCCCTGCGAGGGGCGCGGGCGGCGATGGCGCGGCCGTGACGGCGCCTGATCAGCAAGGGAGCGCGCGATGAGCGAGGTACAGGCCGTCGAGGACGGCGTGCGGGAGGTGTCCGAGGCGCTGGCGGGATTCGTCGGCGACTTCGCGGCCTTCCGGAAGGACATGGACGACAGGATGACCAAGCAGGAGAGCCGCATGGCCACGACCGCGACGACGCAGCGCCCCCACCTCGCCGGGGCCGAGGCCCCCGAGGCGCCCCACCGCAAGGCGATGGGCGACTATCTCCGTGCCGGCGACGACCAGGCGCTCCGCTCCCTGCCGCTCGAGGGCAAGGGCCTGACCACGGTGACGTCCGACGGCGGCTACCTCGTGGATCCGCAGACCTCCGAGACGGTGCTGGCGGTCCTGCGGGACGCCGCCTCAATCCGTTCGATCGCCAACGTGGTGCAGGTCGAGGCGACGAGCTTCGACATCCTCGTGGACCGCGAGGATATCGGCGCGGGCTGGGCCACCGAGACGGGCGCGCAGAACGAGACGCCGTCGGGCGACTTCACGCGGGTGTCGATCCCGCTGCACGGCCTTTCGGCGATGCCGAAGGCCAGCCAGCGGCTCCTCGACGACGCGGCCTTCGACGTCGAGGGCTGGCTCGCCGGGCGGATCGCCGAGAAGTTCGCGCGCCACGAGAGCGACGCCTTCGTCAAGGGCGACGGCAACGAGAAGCCGCGCGGTTTCCTGAACTACGGGATCATCCCCAACGCCTCCTGGCAGTGGGGGCAGCTCGGCTACGTGGCGACCGGCAAGGAGGGCGACTTCGCCGATACCGACGCCTCCGACGCGATCGTCGACCTGGTCTACTCGCTTGGGGCGAACTACCGCGCGAACGCGAGCTTCGTGATGAACTCGAAGACCGCGGGCGCCGTGCGCAAGATGAAGGACGCGGATGGCCGCTTCCTGTGGACGGACGGGCTCGCCGCCGGTCAGCCGGCGCAGCTCATGGGGTACCCGGTGCTGCTCTGCGAGGACATGCCCGACATCGGGCCGGCCACGCGGGCGATCGCGTTCGGCGACTTCCGCGCGGGCTACACGATCGCCGAGCGTCCGGACCTGCGGGTGCTGCGCGATCCGTTCAGCGCCAAGCCCAACGTGCTGTTCTACGCGACGAAGCGGGTGGGCGGCGACGTGACCGACTTCGCGGCGATCAAGGTGCTCAAGTTCTCGCAGAACTGAGGCGAGACGCAGCAGGATCCCTCCGGCCTCCGGGCCGGGGGGCGGGGCCGGGCCGCCGGCCAGCCTGGTCCGCGACGAGCGGCGGACCGGCCCCACCACCATCACACACAGGACGGAGGCGCCGATGCGGGTGCTGGAACGGGACGCCGTCGCCGAGGCGGCGCTGCCGGTGGAGGAGCTCGCCGTGCGGCTCCGGCTGCCCGACGGCTGGGACGCTGTGCCGGGTCAGCGGGCCCGGCTAGTCGGGCAGCTCCGCGCGGCGATCGAGGCCGTCGAGACGAGGGCGGGCAAGGCGCTCCTCCGGCGCGGCTTCACCGTGCTCGGCCGGGGCGCGGGCTGTCGGAGGGTGGGGCTCCCCCTCTCGCCGGTAGAGAGCGTCGCATCGGCGGAGATATCGGGACCGGCGGGATGGGAGGCGGTGGACCTGACGGAACATCGGCTCCTCCCCGACCTGCATCGCCCGATCCTCGTGCTGCGGGCCTCGCCTGCGGCCGGGCGCGAGCTCCGGATCGCGCTGACGGCCGGGTGGGGCGGCTGGGCGGAGGTGCCTCCGGCGCTTCAGGCGGCGGTGATGCTCCTGGCCGAGGCGATGGAGCGGGGCGAGATCGCCGGCGTCATGGCGGAGCTGCGCGCGCTCCTCGGGACGTGGCGGCCGCACCGGCTGGGCGCTGCGACATGAGCGGGCTCGACACGCGACTGATCCGGCTCGAGCGCGTCGAGGCGCCCGACGGGGCGGGCGGCACGACGCAGGACTACGTGGCCCGGGCGGGCCTCTGGGCCAGAGTGGTGCCGGGGCGCGGGCGGGCGGCACGCGGCGAATGGGGTGCGGCGGCGCGCCTGCCGGTGCGGCTGCTCGCCCACGCGCTCCCCGACGGACACCCCGCGCGGCCACGGCCCGGGGATCGGCTCGAGGGGCCCGGTGCGACCTACGCCGTCGGGGCGGTTCACCAGGAAGGCCGCTGGATGACCCTCTGGGGCGAGCAGGTGACCGCATGAGCTACGCAATGGGAGCGAGCCTGCAGACGGCGGTCTACACGGCCCTCGCGTCGGACGCGGCCCTCGACGCGATGCTCGGAGCGACGGGAGGCGTGTTCGACGGGCTCCCGCTCTCGCGCCCGGACCTCTTCGTCGCCCTCGGGCCGGAGGAGATGCGCCAGCGTGGCGACGCGGACGGGGCGATCTGCCGGCACGACATGACCCTGAGCGTGGTGACGCGGAGCGACGGCTTCCTCGTCGCGAAGGAGGTCGCCGCGCGGGTCGCGGACATCCTGGATGGCGCCGAGCTGCCCCTGACGGGTGGACGGCTGATGGCGATGCGGCTGCGGCGGGCGCGGGCGCGTGTGGACGAGGGCGAAGGCGTGAGGCGGATCGACCTCTCCTTCCGCGCCCATACCGAGTTGGAGGACTGACATGGCCGCTCAACGGGGCAAGGACCTGCTGATCAAGCTGGACGTCGACGGCGGAGGGACGTTCCGGACGCTCGCCGGGCTGCGCGCCACGCGGATCAGCTTCAACGCCGGCACGATGGACGTGACCACGCTGGAGAGCGCGGGCGGGTGGCGCGAACTGCTCGGCGGCGGGGGCGTCCGCACGGCGGCGATCTCGGGGTCCGGCGTGTTCCGGGACGAGGACACGGACGCACGGGCCAGGCAGATCTTCTGGGATGGTGAGGTGCCGGAGTTCGAGGTCGTGATCCCGGATTTCGGCACCGTACGCGGGGCGTTCCAGCTTACGTCGCTCGAGTACGCGGGCACGCACGATGGGGAGGCCACCTACGAGATCAGCCTCGCCTCCGCCGGTGCGCTGAGCTTCACGGCCGTCTGATGGGGGGGAACCCCTGGGCCGGGGAGGTCGCGCTGCGCATCGGCGGGGAACGCCGGGTGATGCGGCTTACCCTCGGTGCCCTGGCCGAGTTGGAGGCCGGGATGGAGGCGGAGGGGATGATCGACCTCGTCGCCCGCTTCGAGGCCGGACGGTTCGGGGCACGCGACGTCGCGCGGGTGCTCGTCGCCGGGTTGCGGGGCGGTGGCTGGGCCGTGGACGAGGCTGAGCTGCTCGATGCGGAGATCGAGGGCGGGCCGGCGGGCGCTGTCGAGGCCGCGGCCCGGCTCCTCGCCCGGGGCTTCGCGCTGCCCGACGGATGAGGCGGCTCGACTGGCCCGGCCTCGTGCGGGCGGGGATCTGCGGGCTGGGGCTGAGGCCGCGGGAGTTCTGGGCGCTCACGCCCGCAGAACTCGCGCTGATGCTCGGGATCGACGGCGGCGGAGGCGGACTGGGCCGCGCGGGCCTCGAGGCCCTGATGGCGCGGTTCCCGGACGAGGCTGTGGAAGGAGACGGCGATGGATCGCGGTGACGACTACGAGGACGGGCTCGACGCGCTGGAACGCGCGATGGGCGGCGCGGACGGGCTCGCCTCCGCGCTGTCGCGGGAGCTGGCCGACCTGCGGCGCGAGATGGGCGTCACCAGCCGCGAGACGCGACGGTTCAGCCGTTCGCTCGGCTCGGACCTGCGCTCGGTGTTCGACGGCGTCCTCTTCGGCGGAGGCTCGGCGTCAGACGGGCTCAGGCGGCTCGCAGGTTCCGTCCTGGGAGGCGCCTACGACCGTGCGATGCGACCGGTCCAATCGGCCCTCGGCTCGGCTCTGGGCGGGTTGATGCCGTTCGCCGATGGCGGGGCCTTCACGGGAGGGCGGGTGATGCCCTTCGCCAAGGGCGGCGTGGTGAGCGGCGCGACCGCATTCCCCATGCGCGGCGGCACCGGCCTGATGGGCGAAGCCGGCCCGGAGGCGATCATGCCGCTGCGCCGTGGCGCGGACGGGCGCCTGGGCGTGGAGGCGGCAGGCGGGGGCGGCGCCGTCAGCGTGACGGTGAACGTGCACACCCCAGACGTCGAAGGGTTCCGGCGTTCCCGCAGCCAGATCGCCGCCGAGATGTCACGCGCGCTGTCCCGCGGCGCGCGCAACCGCTGAGGAGGTGGACGCATGTCCTTCCACGAGATCCGGTTCCCCGCGCGGCTGTCCTTCGGCTCGACCGGGGGCCCAGAGCGACTGACGGAGATCGTCGCGCTGGCCAACGGTCACGAAGAGCGGAACAGCCCCTGGTCCCAGTCGCGCCGCCGGTACGACGCGGGCGTGGGTATCCGCTCGCTCGACGACGTCGCGGAGCTGATCGCCTTCTTCGAGGCACGGGCAGGGAGGCTTCACGCGTTCCGCTGGAAGGACTGGGCGGATTACAAGTCCTGCCGGCCGAGCGGCAAGGTCCGCTTCGACGACGAGGTCCTCGGCACGGGTGACGGGTCGCGCCGGACCTTCGGCCTCCGGAAGACCTACCGTTCGGGTGCGCAGCGGCACCATCGGACGATCACCAAGCCCGTCGCCGGCACGGTGCGGGTCGGCGCGGCCGGCGCGGAGCTTGCCGAGGGCACCGCCTGGACCGTGGATGTGGCGGCCGGTGAGGTGACGTTCGCCTCCGCTCCGGCGTCCGGCGCCACCGTGACGGCGGGCTTCGAGTTCGACGTTCCCGTCCGCTTCGATTCCGACTCGATCCGCTGCTCCGCCGCCGGATTCGCGGCCGGGGAAGTTCCCGATGTGCCCGTGGTCGAGGTGCGGCTGTGAGCGGGCCGGGCCGCGTCACGACGGTCTGCCGGGCCTGGGTGCTCGAGCGACGGGACGGGGTGGTCATGGGGTTCACCGACCACGACAGGGATCTCGTGGTCGACGGGGTGGCCTGCCGTGCATCCTCGGGCATGACGGCAGGGGCGCTTCAGCTCGGAACCGGGCTGGCAGTCGACAATGCCGGCGCGCAGGGTGCGCTGCGGGACGACGCGATCACCGAGGCGGACATCGCCGCCGGACGGTGGGATTCGGCGCAGGTGTCGATCTGGCGGGTCGACTGGACCTCTCCCGGCACGGCGGAGGCCATCTTCCGAGGATCACTGGGTGAGATCACCCGTGGCGACGGCGCGTTCCAGGCGGAGCTGCGCGGCCTGTCGGAGGCGCTGAACCGACCGCGAGGCCGGATCTTCGCCTCCCAGTGCGACGCGATCCTCGGAGACGGGCGTTGTGGCGTGGATCTGTCAGCGTCCGGCCTGCGCGAGGAGCGGAGCGTTCTGGCCGTCGAACTCGATGGCCGCGAGATCCATGTGGGCGGCCTCGGGGCCCGGGAGGAGCGCTGGTTCGAGAACGGGCGTGTCCGGGTCCTCGATGGGGCGGCCGCAGGGCTCGACGAGGCGGTCAAGTCGGATCGGAGGGAGCCGGACGGAACGCGGCGGCTCGAGCTCTGGTCCGCGTTCGGTGCTCCACTGGCTCCGGGAGACCGGGTCGCGATCGAGGCCGGGTGCGACCGACGGATCGCCACCTGCCATGCGAAGTTCGGAAATGCCCGCAACTTCCGGGGATTTCCGCACATGCCGGGGGACGACTGGCTGATGGCGTATCCACGGCCGGGTGATCGCGGATGAGCGCGGTGGTCTGCGCGGCGCGCCGCTGGATTGGCACGCCTTACGTCCATCAGGCGAGTCGTCGGGGGGCCGGGGCCGACTGCCTCGGCCTCGTTCGAGGGGTCTGGCGGGATCTTGTCGGGGACGAGCCGGTCGAGGTGCCTCCCTATACGGCCGACTGGTCGGAGCCCCAGCGGAGCGAGGCGCTATGGGAAGCGGCCCGCACGCATCTCCAAGATGTTCCTGCGACACGGGCCATGAAGCCCGGGGAGATCCTGCTGTTCCGAATGCGCGACCGTGGCGTCGCCAAGCATCTGGGGATCCTCAGCTGCACCGTGGGTCCGGTGTCCTTCGTGCACGCCTACAGCGGCCGTGGGGTCGTGGAGAGCCCGCTCGTGGAACCCTGGCGCCGCCGCATCGTGGCGAGGTTCGAATTTCCGGCGAAGGGAGCCTGA